GGACGGTTGTTCCTGGCCGCTGATGCCCCCCACCAGCAGCACCAGAGCCAGCAGCAGGCCAAGAGACAAGACGCTGGTAATCAGATAGCGCACGGCCACACCTCCAGCCAGTTAGGCAAGCCACAGCAGAGGATAATGCAGGCGGTAAACACTACCGCGCTCACAGCTTCCCGGCGGGCCCGGCGGCGCTCGTTTCGGGTACGGTTTTTCATATAGATACCGCCTCCCTGACTGTCTTCCGTTCAAATTCCTCTAGGTCTGAGGGACGATATACATAAGGCCCATACCGATTTCCGCCTAAGTTTAGAGCGGTCAAACGCCCCTCCCTCACCCACCGCTGAACTGTTGTGATCTTTACTCCGTAGCGATTTGCGACCTCTTCGGTCGTAAATCGCGGTTCCAAATTCTCCATAACGTCCTCCTTTCTGCCTCAGTCGGTGTTACGACACTGGCCGGGGCGCTTTTTGTTGTCCTCCCCTCCTTGCCGTGGTATACTGGGCGCGGAAGGGGGTGAAATTATGTCTTGCAAAGGTTTTCGCTATGAGTACAAGTTAACCTCGCACGATATTCTTGAATATGAAGCCGTAAACTTTGCCTACACGCAGGCCGGATGGAAAGACCTCGGTGCACCTCCTGGAGAAGGTTTCCCGGAGTCTATCATCTTTGAATGGGAAAAGGATGGGACTCCGTTGTACCCCGCAGTCAACTGGCCCCCGCTTTAACCCCTGCGATGTAGATATTGTGGTCGCTATCCTCGATGATTGCCGTCATCGCTGGATTGGCGGCCACAATGTCTTTGAAGTCGTTTTCATCAGAAAATATTACAATCTGATTGAACCCCGCCGGGGAAAAACCCATAGATGTTCCCACCGTCCTCACCCCCTTCACCTCCCGCCCCATCAGGTGCGGGCTTTATTGTCCGGTTTATTGGACTTGCTCTGTGGTATCTTGAATCTGTCCAGAAACAAGTCTCCCAAGAGCGGCGTTCAGCTTTTCCTCCGCGCCCTTTGGCTCCTTGTGTCCGTTAAGTACAACACTGAGATACTTTGGGTTCCAGCCGACCTCAGCGGCAAGCTGCTTGGCCGTGACTCCGGCCAGGTGCATCCTGCCCAGCAGGTCAGCAGTCCACTTTGCAGGCATACCATTGTCACCTTCTTTCTGTTTTGGTAGAATAGCCTCGTAAGGAGGCGTAAAAATGGAAAACGAATTAGTTAGCATTTTGTCTGTTCAAGTATCTATCATTGCTTCGGTGGTATCCATTATCGCAGTTACAATTTGCTCGGTTATTTCAGCTGTAATAACTCAGCGAGGGGCTAAGAGCACAAAACAAACCGAGCTGATTTTCCATGAAATGATTACCGCCTATTATGATTTGCTGCGTGCTGGAGGTGAGTTTTCCGATGTAACCAGTCAAGAGCAAGTCACAAGATTTACAGATGCCTATACACGCGCATTGCTCTTTGCAACCCCAAAGACCAAAGAGTTAATACAGGAATACAGAGACAGCATCACAAAAATATCGGTGTTGAAACTAAATCCGCCTGAGGATTTTATGGAACAGGTTCGCCAACACGAAGATCTGTCTACTGATTTAGTCAACGCTATGCAAAAGGATTTACGAAAGTAAATCGTGGAACATAACAACCAGCAACACAACAGCTAGGACCAAGGCCGGGGCGGCAATCAGCCATGACTTATTGCTCTCCGGGTCTTCTTTTATTAGGTGACACGCTATCAAAGCAGCAACCATAAACGCTAATGACATGACTAGATAAATCAGTAAACGAACTGTTATCAACTCATACACCCCCTTCCCTCGTTGTTTCTCTAATACTGTCCCCTAGATTTAGACCACCTCCAAAACCTGTCCCTGCTTTTTGGGCAAGGATACGAAAGTTTACCTAGTTCTACATTATACGTTGACCTTCGTAATCTATTGTGTTATTATGATGGTGCCAACCAATCATAAAATGCTATGCAAGCCGATTACGATGTTCAACTTATAAGCCTATATTAGCACACCTCCGTAATCACTTCAAGGGCTTTTGATTATCTTCGTAATCTTTTGTTGCTGTGCACAAAAACAGGAGGCCCATTTTATGTTTTATGACAGATTTGAGGAGTTGTGCCAAGAAAAAGGCGTTAAGCCTGGAAGGGCATGTTCTGAAATGGGGTTAAGTCGTTCACTCGCAGCAAAATGGAAAGCAACCAAAACTGAGAAACCTAGCGCAGATGCACTTGAAAAAATGTCTCTATATTTCAAAAAATCCATTGAAGAAATTTTAAGCGGAGAAACAAAAAAAGCGCCCACCCAAGAGGGCGAGCGCAAAGTCAGCGACGATGATATTAAATTTGCTTTGTGGGGCACAAGGGAGATAGACGATGATGTCCTCGACCGCGTTAAACAGTTCGCAAAGTTTGCCCAAGAAAACGAAAAAAATAAATAATGTAGTTGAACTGTATGAGTACGCCGAACAGCAGGGGTATGATGTTTATTGGTACAATTTAGACTGCGATGGGCTTGAAAGTATATCTGTTATGCGAGTATCAGATTGCAAATGCTTTATTGCGATTGACCCCTTTACCCTCTTGTCCGATGCCGACGAGTTAGTAAAAGGGCTCCACGAAATCGGACATTGTGATACAGGGTCGTTCTATAACGAGTATGCCGCCTGCGATATTCGGAAAAAGCATGAGAACCGTGCTGATAAACGAGCCATTGAACTGCGCTTGTCCGCTGATGATCTGGATCAAGCCGTGGCTGATGGACATACAGATCTGTGGGATTTGGCTGAATATTTTGGTGTGACTGAGGACTTCATGCGCAAAGCCGTCTGCTGGTACACGCATGGAAACTTAGCGACAGAATTGTATTTTTGATGCCAGGAAATAGTTTTAGAAATCACAACGCTACCAAAAAACTTCCGGATATACCTGATGTCATAGGTGCCATGAAATCTTGCATCTAGATGGATCTAAAGAGGAGGCGGTGTAAATGGCGAAGATTCTTGCAAAAAACTTATTTGACTACTTGGATGGTCTTGGGGATTTACCTCAAAACTCTGTTTTCCGAGTCTTGTTGGAAGGAGAATTTCTTTCCTTGTATCGCATTAAGTTGAAAACCTTCGGCGCAGATGAGATCATACAACACTATAAGATAAGCGCATCTGAATAAGCGCATCTGATATTCTGGCGCTGGATCAGGTGAAAACGTCAGAACTGCAAAACCAGTCTGTTGTGGGCCGTGGCGTAGTTGGTGGGCTTCTATTCGGCCCTGTTGGTGCGCTATTGGGAGGAATGAGCGCCACCGGAAAGCAGAAAATCAAAACAACATTAGCGATAAGCTATTTGCCTTCCAACGGAAATGAGCCAAAAACTGTGATTCTGGCAGATGCCGCTGCCTGGGGAGGAAATAATGCTGTCTCCATAGCAAAGTTAAAAAACGAACTTGCGAAGTAGCCAAAGTCTGAACGTGTAGTTCGGTATCTGGGGCAAACCGTCAATGAAGACGGGAGTATTACATTATGACCGCTAGTGTCACCCAATGACTTTCAGGAGGTTTTACGCATGTTAGACGAAAAAGACTTACAGTCCATTCAGACCATGATTGACGCATCCATCCGGGCGTCTGAAAAGCGTATGATTGCCTATTTTGACACGGATGTCATGCCGAAGTTTGACTTGCTGGCTGAAGGTCAGCAGGCTATCATGAAAGCCATTACGCCAAAAAGCGAAATTGAGGAGCTACGGAGCGAAGTATCCCTGCTCAAGCTGGCGATCCGCACCATGAATCAGGAAATCGCCGAACTGAAAAAAGCGCAATAAAAATACCGCCATCAGCGGCATCAATGCCTAAGCGGGCTGGCTGCGAAAAGGGGGGCTGATTATGCCTGTAAAAAAAGTAGAGAGTGTTATCCATGCAGATGGCGTGGATATTTCGGTGGTAACGACAGTCGGAAGTGAGGATGATTATATATCTCTAACTGATATCGCAAAACATAGAAACCCGGAATTTCCGGCTGATGTCGTAAAGAATTGGATGAGGCTCAGAAGCACCTTAGAATTTTTGGGACTATGGGAAGAACTAAATAACCCCAATTTTAACATGGTCGATTTCGACCAGTTTAAAAATGATGCAGGCTCTAACGCATTTGTTATGTCCCCACAAAAGTGGATCAAAAGCACCAATGCAATTGGTCTGATTTCCAAATCTGGCCGCTATGGAGGAGGAACTTTTGCCCACAAAGACATTGCCTTTGAGTTTGCTTCCTGGCTTTCCCCGGAGTTCAAACTTTACATCATCAAGGATTATCAGCGACTTAAAGAAGATGAGGGACATCGGCTGGCTCTGGATTGGAACGTAAAAAGAATCCTTGTCAGCGCAAATTATAAAATCCATACAGACGCAATCAAGGAAAATCTGATACCGCCTGAGCTATCAAAGCAACAGCAGGGGTATGTATATGCGGATGAGGCTGACCTTCTTAATGTTGTTCTGTTTGGGAAAACAGCTAAGCAATGGAGATCGGAGAATCCCGGAGTAAAAGGAAATATCCGTGATTATGCTACAATTGAGCAACTTCTTGTCTTGACTAACCTAGAAAACCTAAATGCTTATTTGGTCAAACAAGGCATACCGCAATCTGAACGAATGAGGAAATTGCGGGACACGGTTGTGTATCAGCTGAAAACACTTGCAGGGAGCAAAGGAGCGCGGGAACTCAATTATATGCACAATCAACTTAAACTGCCAGTAGATGAATAAAAAATACCGCCCCCGGCGCTACCAACACCGGAGGCGAATACAATACAGGATGCTACCAACATCCTGTACCAAGCAAAATGCCCCAGCCGCAAAACCAAGGCACCTTTGCGCCCTTACAGTGCCCCATAGAAGCCATACAGTCCAGTGGCAACTTCTGCGGACTCTAAACGCGCTTGGGCTAGTTCACTCGCCTGCTTGCCATTTATCCGGGCCAGAGCACAGGCATCATTTTCATAGTATGCTTTTAAGTCCCGCATTGCCTCAATGGTGGCTGTGAGGATATCCGTGGGGATAGAATATCTTACATCCTCCAGTTTCATGTATTACCCTCCTTCATATTGTTTTTCAGTTGTCAGGAATCCCATCCTTGTACCCGGCACGGCCTTGACGACGCTATACTGAACTTGGCCCGCATTTTGCGGACTTCCCTATCCAGCAGGTATCCTGTCTGATTATTCAGTTGTAATAGAGCATTTTCTGTCAACTATAATAACCTATCTCTAGGCCAAAGTAAATGCAGAATAATGACCAATATTTAGGTCTACTCTTTGTGTATAATTGACCTATCTTTAGGTTTTCGCAGTGACTTTCAGATGCTACTATAGGAGTTGGACGTGTATGGCAATATCTTTTAAAAAACTATTAGTCCTGCTAAATGAACGACAAATCAGTCTATACCATTTAAAGCGCGATAAAGTTATCGGAACAGCAACACTAGATAAAATTAGAAAAGACGAAGGGAATATAGATACTCGCTCAATAGACCGTATATGTGATTACTTAAATTGCCAGCCTGGAGATATTATGGAATTTATTAAAAAATAAAAGAACCGCCCTGGGCTGGCACCCAAGGCGGTTCTAGAGGAGCAGTAAACTTTGTACGGCCTACTGCTCCTCTATTTTGCCATGCAAAAGGAGGAAAGTCAATGTATACTGGTAAAAACCCCAATGGGGAAGGTAGTTTGGGTCGTGTCAAGATTTTTTCGCACTTTAGTTTGCAAGC